GACGGTCAAGCAACTGGCGGAAGAACAGCGGGACTTGAAAGCGGCGGGGCTGGATGAGGCCAAGTTCGAAATGGTGGAAGAAACACAAAGCGAGGGCGATAATGAATCCGACTGATTTTGCAGAGGGTACTCCGTGGGCTATCAATCCGAGGGCCATGGATAACCTTATTTCGAATTATACGAACTTCCGGGCGAACCCGGTTGAGGGCATGGATGCTTTCCGTAAAATTAATTTTACGGACGAGGATGAGGATAAGGGTTACATCGTCAACGCCGGGGTTGCGGTGATCCCGGTCAACGGTCCGCTGTCCAAGCGTGGCGGGTTTTTTTCCTGGCTGTTCGGGGGATCCTCATATTCCGGTATAACGGCGGCTTTCGACAACGCTGTCAAGGATACGGACGTCGGCGCTATCGTCTTAGATATCGACTCTCCGGGCGGCACAGTGGCCGGCACGGAAGCGCTGGCCGACATGATATTTGGGAGCCGGGGCGGAAAGCCGATTGTGGCTTTTGCAAATGGCATGATGGCTTCAGCGGCTTATTGGATCGGCTCGGCTGCGGATGTTATCGTCGGCGGTAAAACTTCCGAGGTCGGGTCCATCGGCGTTCTGACGGTCCACGAGGATTGGTCCAGGTCCGATGAACAGCGGGGCTTGAAAGTGACCTACCTGACCGCCGGGAAATACAAGGCGCTCGGTAACGCGCATGAGGCGTTAGGGGTTGAGGGCCGGGAGATTTTGCAAGACGAATTGAACCAGATTTATTCCGTTTTTGTGGACACGGTCGCTCGTAACCGGGACGTGGAAGTGGAAACGGTTTTGAGCGATCAGGCCGATGGGCGGGTGTTCATCGGCCAGCAGGCTAAAGATAAGGGGCTGATCGATGTGATCGGGACCCTTGATCTTGCGGTTGAATTGGCAAGGTCCAGTATTGGAAACCTAAAAATAATTGTGGGAGGAAAAGCAATGGATTTAAAAATTGAAACTTTAAGTGATCTTCGCGCGGCGTTCCCTGAAATGTGCGATCAAATCGTTTCGGAAACCAAGGCGGAAGTTGGCTTGGAAGCGGCTGTCGCGACTGCCAAAGCGGATGAGGCCGGGCGCCTGCTCGGGCTGGTCGATACGTTCCTGGGCGCCGAAAAAGCCAAATCGTTCCGGGCTGTTGTCGAGTCCGGGGTCACGCCTGAGCAGTTCGCCGCGATCAACGCTCTGAACCCGAAGTCCGAGGATGATGACGATGGTCCGGTGACCAAGAAAATGATGCTCGACGCGATCAAATCTGCCGGGGCTGATAATGTCGGTACCGGCGGCGGGGCGGGCCAGGACAAAGATTATATGGCTCTGGTCGAGGCGCATATCAAAGAAAACAAATGCACCAAGTCCGCTGCCATGCGCGCGATCACGGCCAAGTTCCCGGAGAAGCATGAGGAATACATTCGCAAGGTCAACACCAAAGCGGGTTCCGGGGCTTAATTTCAAGCTGTCTTAAAACCTAATTTAAAATATTAAGAAGGGAGAGTTAATTATGTTTAACGAAGATGGAAAAATCACTGTCGAAGCGGCTGAGAAGCTTGAATCAAAACGCCGGGTTAAAGTCAAGACCGCGGCTTCCACCGCGTCACCTGTCAAGGTGGTTTATGCGGATGCCGGTGAGGACTTTTTGGGCGTTACCGAACGCTCGGGCGCGACCGGGGATCTGTTGAGCGTGAAGCTCCAAAGCGCTCCGGGGACTTTCGAGATGGAAGCGGTTATCAGTTCTGCAATCGCTGTCGGGACAACCCTGTACGGCGCGGCTGATGGTAAGGTGTCGGACGCTTCGAGCGGTTCGGCTCTCGGCGAAGCGCTTCAATCCGCTGTCGCGTCAAACGACCATATCCGGGTACACCTGTGGAACGTGAAATCGACCACGGCTGCAACGGTTTCGTTCGCCGACGCCGCGCTCGCTACCACGGCCGCAACGGTCGAGGCTGCTCTGGCCGAGATTTATGCCAACATTCTCACCGCCCAGGGGCATATCCCGATCCCGCTGACAACCCTGCGCGAAGCCACCGCTTTTGCGGTTGGCAATATTGCTGCGAACGGCGGTCTGCTCGCTTCGGATTCGACCCCGGTCCTGGCTCCGATCAACGGCGCGACCGACAGCTGCCAGGTGGTTTCCTGGGCAAGTACCAATGTCGATCAAGTAATTGCTCAGATCTGCATTCCGCCTGATATGGACAAGGCATCGGACCTGGTTGTACACGCGCGGCTGGCTTCGGGATCGACCAACGATATCCCGAGCTTTACGGTGCAGTCGTTTTTCAACGAGGGCGACACCATAGTCGCGGATACTCTGGTCGCTTCGGCTGCGACCTCGACTTATGCCGAGGTGGTCAAGGCGATTGCGGCGTCTGATGTACCTGCCGATGCTCAAATCCTGACAATGGGCTTGACGCCGGGGGCTCATGCAACCGACATTTGGTACATGTCCGGCCTGTGGCTGGAATATACGCGTCGCACTTTGGCAACATAAGCGGCTCGGTGATCGATTGGAATTGATTCAACTTAAATATTAATTTTTCGACAAGGAGTATAAAATGAAATCAAAACTTGATAGTGCAATTTTCCGCCCGGACCTGGGGGCTGCGGCTCATGAGTTCATGGAAGGAAACGACATGGGCTATATCGGCCAGATGCTTATGCCGGTATTCAGGACTCCGGTCAATTCCGGGACTTATCCTGTCATTACGAAAGAAACGCTGATGAAGCTCCAGGAAACAGCTCGGGCACCTCGGTCCGCTTACAACCGGGGCGATTGGGAATATGAGCGCGGCACGTTCACCACGGCTGAAGAAGGTTGGGAAGAAGCCATTGACGATTCCGAGCGCGAGCTTTTCGACCTGGAAGCTCCGGGGGAGGCCGATTATGTGGCCACTCGCCGGGCTGTCAACATCATTCAGCGCGGCCTTGAAAACGAGATCGCCGGAAAGCTGTTCAACACCACCAACTTTACGGCTCACGCGGTCACGACCGAGTGGGATACTGCGGCCAGCTGCACGCCGATCTCGGACGTGAATACCGGGATCGCGGCGTTCCGCCTGCAATGCGGAATGTTGCCGGACACCTTGACAATCGCTTACCAGACGTTCCTGGACCTGCGCGAGGCGGACCAGATCATTGACCGCCTGAAATATACCTTTCCGGGCATCGACCTGAACCAAATGGGCTCCCAGGAGCTGGCGCGCATATTTAATGTTCCTCGGGTGCTGATTGGCGGGGCTGTCAAAGATACGGGCGCGGAAGGTGCCGCTGCTACGATTGCCGATATATGGGATTCGGAGTACGCGCTTTTATCCAGGTCCAACGCCAGCCGGGACCTGCGCGAGCCCTGCATCGGTCGGACGTTCCTGTGGACTGTGGACAGTCCGAATATGCCGGTTGTCGAGCAGTACCGCGAAGAACAAATCCGGTCGGACGTGTTCCGGGTCCGTCAATATCGCGGGTGCGAGTTCATCGCTTCGAAAAACAAGTCCGGTACCGTGGTGAGCAACATTTCCGCCGCCTGCGGGTACCTGCTCACCAACATTCACACCTAAGGGGGTTAAGGCAAATGCTTTATAACGATCTGGACCTGCCTGCGGACGTTCAGCAGGCGATTGACCATCTGGTCGCCTCCGGGATGGTGGTTGTCACCGAGGCGTTGCTCGAGGATTGTCGGAAGTCTGACGGTTCCCGGTTCCGCACATTTTCACTCTCCGGCAGGCATGACCTGGCTTTGATTATCAAGGACGTTAAAACGTTAAAGGGTTTTACCGTTAAGGCGCCTGATCCTGTGGAGCTTAAGGACCTCAGGGAATTTGAGGAGGCCGAGGCCGCTGGTCTGCCGCGAACGGGGGACGCGGAATTGCCGGAGGAAAATTTCTGGCTGGACCGCCATAACTGGAAGTGGTGTTCGGGCGACGAGTTTTATCCGCTGGTCGCTGAGGATCAAATCGATGCGCTGATTGATGCTCCGGCTGATGTCCAGGCGGCGGTTAAGAAAAAGTTCGACCGCCTCTGCGACAAGCCCTGGCCTTTGTCATGAGCCTCGAGGCCACCTTCGATACGGTCGCTGATACCCTGAATGATATTTGGGGTATTTCAGCGACCTTTATTCCGCGCTCGGGCGAGCCTGTCAGCGTGAAGGCTGTCCCGGTCGGTGACGCTAAAGATATGCCGGGGAGCCTGTCGGCAACGGCGCCCGGCTATACGAAACGGTTTGACCTGCTTTATTCCGATATTGGCAGGTTGCCGTTGAAGGGTGAAACCTTGCTTGTGGAGGGGACCACCTACGTCATAGATTCTGCCGACAATCAGCAGGATGAGCGGTTCGTGGAGGTGATCGTTCGTGGCGAGTAGCAGTTTTAGCATCGACTTTGACGAAAGCCAGTTGCAAAGGGTTCAGGACGATCTAAGCGCCATAAAAAACGGCGCGAAAAGGGTTTTGAACAGGTCGATTGCGAAAACGCTCACCAACACAA